TGGTTACCTAGCCAAACTGAATCACTGAACCACAGTCCCCTTCAAAAATTTTGCCAATTTGCATCAGCTCCTTTCTTGTTAAGGATAATATAAATATATACTGTGTTTGAAGGGGTTACATCGGTCTTAAGACTGATTTTTGGAGACAATCATGGAAGATAAAATCATCGAACTTGCTGACTACTTCATCAGCGAAAACGCAACGTACAGAGAAGCTAAAATAGCGTGTGAGAAGCTATTAAAACAAGTCAGCCATGAGATAGAACTCAGGGCGCTGGAAAGTGAGACGGTATGAAAGGAACAATTGCAGTAAATACATCAGAACACGATGTACTGTTGACAGCAAGAAAAAACCACCCTGCTGTATTCGTCGATGGAATGTTTTTGGACGGAGTTGAGCGAGTGGAATTTACTAGTCATTTTCTAGAGAGTTGTGAAGTCATCCTCACGTTCAATGAACGAGTAGAAAACAATCCTTTCCCTTTGAATGATGTCAATCTATTAGAAAAGTTATTCGGTCAGGCTTCAAACGGGCAATCCTTACGGGATATTGTCTTGCAAACTCTTGAAGATGGTAATTAGTATCTAAGCCATCAAAGAACGACACATGTATACTGAAGCTTTCTTTTCCGTCTTCCTTGGCTCTTTCGTACTCTTTGCCAAGGACGATCAGAGAAGCTTCTAATTGATAATCAGTCACAACATCACCTCCTTTCTGCTTTTATTATAGCATATAGCAGAATTGCGAGGAACAAATAGAAAAATAAGGAGGTAGGAACGTGCAGTGGACTTTAGAGGCTATGCGAATCAACAAAGGACTTACTCAAGCAGAGTTAGCAGAGAAATTTGAAGTGTCAAGTCAAACAATTGCCCGATTAGAAAAGGATAGCTCGGATATCGGTTATCAACTATTGAAAAAATACATGCTTTTTTTCAATGTGAAGTTCGATGATATTTTTTTGGGCAAAAAATACGAAAATTTCGTAAATAACTAAAAACAAAAACTTAAGAAAGGAGAGCGTATGACAAACTTTAAAGATTTGGATTGCCAATTTATCTTTCAGGAATCCAACTAACGACTATACCGCTGTTAGTAATAGTTTTATCAATGATCCTACGATGGATTTTACAGCGGTTGGCATCATGATGGTGGTGCTGGCCAATCACCCAAACTGGCAAGTCTATCCGGATGAGATAGCTAAAAGAAAAGGTGTTAACCGAAAGACAATCGATAAGTATTTCAAAATCTTTGAAGAGGCTGGATATTTGCGAAAAATCAGAAAAAAACCTCCTGGAAATGGAGGGAGTCATATATTCAGATTCTTTTCAGATGTAAAAATATCTGATTTCCAATTCGATATTATGAAACAGAGATTAAACCTGTCTATCAAAAGGGCGTCTATGAATTATAATTCTGACATTCCAAAAAGTGAGATGTCAGAAAGTGAGATGTCAGAAAGTGAGATGTCAGATTTTGGGCACTAACAAATATTAACTAACAACAAGTATTAAATAACAATAAATATTAACTAACAACAAGTCCTACTTCTCTTAATAAATAAAAGAGAGAAATTTCAAATTTAGGACTTTGCAAAAATGGGAAAGGAGTACTCATGAAGCAATTAAAACTAAGTATTAAACCCAAGCAAGAACCTACTGAGGGTCAATCTCTTAATTCTTCAGGTTATTCAGTAAAAATCAATGACTGGGAGCTTGGCAGAAGGGTAACTGATTTTAAATTAGAAATGTCAGCAGGCAAAAAGCCAAAAGCCACCGTCACATTTACACCAGATATCCTTGAAGTCGATAACGTGGCCGTGGATCTTCAAATTTTAGAAGCGTTTGACCGAGCCTACTCAGACTTTATTGCCAAAACTCAAAACGAGAAAGAAAAATCTGAGCAGAGGCTGCAGGTTGTTGAGGGAGCACTATCTAGTGTTGAGAGAGCAATCGTCCGTAACGCTTCTCTGCTCGCCATCGAATGCTATATTAGCTTAAGACAATCTTTAACTCGAAAAGGATGGGAAGAGCTAAACAGCCTTTACAACTACCAACTGAACGAAAAAGAGCGTAATTTGTCAAAAGACATAACACTGGATGACAGTGAAACCAATGTCTTTCGCAAACACGCTCAGATGGTTCTGGGGCTTATCGAATAATCCCCTGCATTCTATCTGTAAGTCTATTCTGCTCATTGATAGACTTAGACAGATTGCTAGCTACACGGCTATCTCTTGAAAATTCATCTAGGACTTTGGCGAGTGCTTTAGACAAATTTTCAGAGTTATCAATGCCGTACTCATCAAGAATCATCTTGATAACTAGGTCATGCATAACATCACCTCCTTTCTAGCTTTATTATAGCAGATAGGAGAATAACAAAAAAGCCCCTCTGGAACGGCAATTCCATTGAGGGACCAAGCAAAATACGTTACGAGGTAATTATATCATGAAAAAAGTAAAAAAGGAATGGGAGCCACGGATTGTAAACATCATGGCAGATGGTTCTCAAGTTGACGATCTGACAGGATATGTCATCCCTGCTGGTCATTCGTACTATGACATCATTCTAGGCATGAACAAGCGATCTAACGAGGAGGATGTGGCTTAATGAAATTACTTACTAAATTAAAACTCAGACTTGAAGGAGTCCTTAAATCAGTCAACCTTGACTGGAGAGTGGTAGCAGTCGAGCTTAACGAGGATCTTCTCGAAGAGCGCAAACGTCGCTTTGCTTTCGAGCAAGAAAACTACAATTTGAAGCAGGAGCTTGCTGCCTACAAGTACAAAGAAAACTTTGATATCAAGGCTAGACTGCAAGGAGAAATGTAGATGTACATTATATCAATCCATGTCAAAAATGCTGAAACTGGAAACGAGGATTTTGGCATTATAGGAAGGGATTTCTTACCGACGGGGCACCAAGACTATATTGCAAGAGTTTTTGAAACAAAAGAAGAAGCGATTGATTACTTAAAATCTATATCTTACATCGCATCAGGTGTTCATGGTAACGATTGGGTTTATCAAAATGAAAAACTACCAGAAATTGAGTCACGTTGTCGAATTTGGAAAGTCGGAGAATGAAGAAAAAAGGAGAACAATATGTTTAAAGCACTAAAAACAATCAAAAAAATCAAACAACTTCAGAAAGAAATGCACGCTTTCAGCCTTGCGTTTCTAGCTCTACAAGATATGGGCTTGATGCCAGAGACTGAAAGAAGCAAGGCGAAGGCTCAAACAATGCACGATGTAAGCCACGTGCTCAAGGACGTCCTAGACGGCAAGTCGGTAGATGAAGCGATGAAGCGTCTAAATAGCGAAGTGAAAATTGAAGAGGTGGAGCAGGAAGATGAACAGAATTGAACTTGAAAACCGTGTGTGGCTTTTGGCCAACAATGAAGAAAAAAACGAATTGCTGGATCTCGGTTTGACATCTAAAGTTCGATATGTGAAGCGAGTCCTGGAACTAGGGAAGGTGTATGCTCATGTTTGATTACGACAGAGACATAATGCAACCGCCCGAACCCAGGGAAGAACGCGACCCAAGAGAGTATGTGTATATTGGATGCGGTCAGTATCGATATGTAGGTGATGAAATATGATTCAGGAGATACACGAAGAAATCGACAATTGGAGAGCCGAGTATATTCATCTTGGTCAGGAACTTGGAGAAATTATCAACGAGCAACAAAATATTATTTTGAAATTGCAAAACGCAAACAGACGCTTGAAGCGTGAAAATTGGAATTTAAAGAAAACGAAAGGAAGAAAGAAATGACAAACGAACTAACACAGAAGCAAGTTACATCAAATGTTGCAACACGAATCGAAGCGATGAAGGGAGAAGGACTCCTGATCGCACCGAATTATAGTGTTAGCAATGCACTGAGTTCAGCATATTATGCTCTAAAAAATTCTAACAGCGGGAACTTACTCCAACAGTGCACTCAAGACAGCGTTTATAATGCATTGTTAGAAATGGTAACCCAAGGACTGAGCCCGGCTAAAAAGCAATGTTACTTTATCAAATATGGTTCGGATGTTCAGCTTAGAATGTCGTATTTTGGGACCATTAAAGTTACTAAAGATTTGCAAGAGGTGAAAGATGTTACTGCAAATGTTGTCTACGAAGGAGATACGCTAGAGGTATCAGTTGAAAATGGGCGTAAGAAGTTAGTCAAACATGAGACGGATTGGCAGAACGCAGATAATCCAATAATTGCTGCTTATTGCATCATCACTCGAACGGATGGAGAAGAGTTCTTTGAAGTCATGACTAAAAAACAAATTGACAAGTCATGGTCTAAGGCGAAAACGAAAAATGTCCAAATCGACTTTCCTGACCAAATGGCTATGAGAACGGTTATCAATCGTGCTGCTAAAATGTTTATCAACACAAGCAATGATAGTGACTTGTTCGCTGGAGCAATCAATAACACAATTGCTGACGAGTATGACAATGATCGTCAAATGAAAGAAGCCGAACCAGTGAGAGAAGAGACTGAAACATTGGCCGGCATTCTTGGAGCTTCTGAAGAAGTGACTGAAGAACCAAAAAAAGAGGTTATCAACCAGGAGTTGACAACCACAGATACAAAATACCCAGCAGATGAGATCCCAGATTTTGACCAAGAAACGGGCGAAGTAATCGACCAAGAGCCAGAAACCGGCCAAATGGACATGCTAGAAGGGGAGGATTTCTAAAATGACTGAAGAATTAAAAGATGTAACGGATAGCCTCGAGCTCGTTCCAGTAACAGATTTAGAAGTCGGCTTCGTCCTGAAAGCGGCTGAAATCGAAATCCAAGGAAAAGAGGTTTTGGAACAAGCTTTAGCAGCATATCAAAAGAAATACGCTGGCTATATCGTGACAGAAGAAACTTTGTCAGATGACACCAAGGTTAAAGACGAATTGGGACGAGTGCAACGTCAGATTGAGCAAGAACTCAAAAACCAACTAAAAGACTACTCTAATCCGTTGGACGAAGTGAAAGCATGGGTTAATGCTGTACTAGACCCTATCAAAACTTTGCAGGCTGACATCAAAAATCAGATTAAAGAATTTGAAGAGAGAGCGACAGAAGTTCGCAAGGAAACAGTCAGGGCGGCTTTTGAATCTGCAATCGCAGATAGCGGAGTTGATCTCGATATCAAGCTGTTTGCTATTTACTTTGATGATTTCAGCAAGAAAAAGTGTTTCATGGCTGACAATATGCGGATCAATCAAGCAACCTCTAAAATGATCGCTGATTTGGTCGCAGAAGAAGCAGAAAAGAAACAACAACGCGAGGCCGGACTTATCCAGATAACAGAAGCAGCAGCCAAGGCGGGATTTGGGCCAGCTGTCTACATTCGACGATATGAAGAAGGCGCTAAGTTGGAGGATATCCTACAGGCCATTTTAGATGATAAAGACCTAGCAGACAGAACCAAGGCGAAGGAAGAGCTTAAAAAGCGTATCGAGGAAATGACAGCCATTGCAAAGGATAATGATCTAGCTCCTCAAAAATACGCTGACATGCTCGAGGAAGGCAAGTCCGTTTTGGATGTTATCAATATCCTACACGCAGACGCGGCTGAAATGAGACAAGCTCAAGCGGAAGCAGAACGAAACACTCAGAATCAATCCTACACCCAAAATCAGCCAGAATTTGAGCCTGAAACGAGTTCAGAGAGCAATAGCGCCCGCGAACAAGGAACAGGCCAAAAATCGCAAAATATGGCTTCTGATGATGTGGCTAAAAAATATGGTTATCGATACCAAAATATGGAAATTATTTTCCCTGAAAAAAATATGCGTCAAGTCAAAGAGCAATTCAAGGCTATTTCTCAAGAGTTAGGGATTATTGTCCGAGTAATGCCTGAAATGGCAAGCAAGGCTGAAAGGGTGGAAATGGAATGACACAAGATTTACTTGGCAAAGATTACTATTCGGCAGCTTCTGCACGTCGCTACTGGTCCATCTCGCAATATAAGCGATTTAGAGAGTGCGAAGCACGGGCGTTGGCAGAGCTGGAAGGAGAATGGGAAGACCAGAGAGATAACACGGCTCTCTTGGTCGGGAATATGGTACACAGCTATTTTGAAAGTCCAGAAGTACATAAGAAATTTATGGATGAAAACGCAGATGCCATGATTTCAAAAGCCGGAAAGACCAAAGGTCAGTTGAAATCCGACTTCTTGGTCGGCCAGCGCATGATTGAGCGACTGGAAGCTGATAAGCAGTTCATGGACTACTATGTCGGCCAGAAAGAAGTTGCTGTAACAGGCAAAATCGAAGGTGTGGAATTCAAAGGCAAGATTGACTGTCTCAATGTTGAAAAAGGGTATTTCGTGGATATTAAGACCACAAAATCAGACATTGATAGCATGGTCTGGATTCAGGACGAAGCAAGCGGACGAAATATTCAGGTACGCTGGTTCGAAGCTTGGGGGTATGTCCTTCAGATGGCGGCTTACAAGAAGATGCTAGAAGAGAAGTACGGCAAAGAGTTCACCCCTGTTATCTACGCAGTGACAAAAGAGCCGACTCCCGACACAAGGGCCATCGTCTTTCAGACCCAAGAGAAACTTGGCTATGAGCTGACTGAGCTGTCTATGCTGATTCAGCATCTTGATAAGGTCAAGCGAGGCGAAGAGAAGGCGAAGCCGTGCGGTCATTGCGAATACTGCAAAACGAAAGCGCTGAGTCAACGTGTGGAGGTGATTTGATGAGTAAACAAGTAAAAGACATACTAGAAACTCACGACACAGGTTGTCCTCATGGCATCACATTTGCAATACATCAAGATAAAGACGAGTGTATTGCTTTGTTTGGTCGTTCTGGATGGCCTGGTCTCAAACCTCGATTTATTCGTTGGAATGAAAGTGTGGAAAATCAAACAATGTACAAAACTGAGGAAGATTTACGGGACGCTTATGTCGATAAGGTTAGAAAAGTATCGGAAGACTTCATTGTCATTGAATTATTACCGTTTTAGGGAGGAATTATGAGGAATATATATTGTCCGTATTGCGGCTCAAAACATACGTCGCATCATCATACTGATTGGGGGCATATTG